TTCCCCAAAGTATGCATTTAATGCTGATCCTGGGGGGGATTCAGCATTCGATCAGCTCTACAAGTCTCGTTTTTGTTCTTCTTTCGAACGATAATAATTCTTCGTAGCGTTCCATAGTGACTAGCCATTCCTCGTTAGGCTTAGGAATATATCCCAGCTGACGATCGGTTATTCCCTTGTGTTTATATCCGTCTGTAGCTCTCACCTTAACTTCTCTCGTCTTGTAGTCTGACTTTGTTTCCGTTATGTACTCATCCCATCTGTCTTTTGGCGGTGAATACTTTGGCATTGCTGCCTTCATTTTCTTTATGTTCCGGATCCTCTCGACCTGGTCGTCTATGTTTAACATATCGAACGGCAGCTTGATCACATATCGATCGTCCACCTTCATATCCTGTCTGAGTATAGGCAGATCCGTTGATATTATCGGAACACCTCGCATCAGTGCTTCCTGGAATGATATGCAATAGGATTCACAATCACTCAGCTGCACCAGACCGTCATATATCTGCATTTTGTCTGCGATATCAAGTCTCGGTGCCAGGAACTGAACGTTCTTGCTGTTGATCGGCTCCGGTTTTGTCGTGTAGATCTGCCAGAGATAATTAACTTTTGCTTTATCCAGAGCTTCCGCAAGCATCCGCATCCGGTCAGCTCCCTTCTCGATCGACAACCTAGTCGCACTTACTAGCAGTATAGGATCTTCGACCGGATCCAGAATTATTGGCATATAGACCACTTTGACATTATCTTTATCATTCCATCCCTGCTTTGCTGTTTTGCTGACTGCTAAAATCTCATCGATCCGATCGTCATGAGCTATAGCTTTTTCCGTGAACATTCCTGTCTTGATCAGAGCCTTGTAATCTGAATGAATAACAAATATTACTCTTCTTGCACTGCACTGACTTAGTATTCCTTTGTTATAGGCAACGAATAGTGTGTCACATTCTAGTCTATCTTCTTTGTCCAGGATAATGACTCGGATGTTCTTCCGAAGTCTAGCGATCTGTTCATCACTTCCCTTATGACAGACGGCACAGAAATCTCGATCTGAATACTTTTTGCTCAGATAGTAGATATGGCTTTCCACACCTCCGATCGTGTTCAGATTGTGGAAATAATAGGCATCAGTGCATCTGTAAATCATAGAAGACCTTTATGGAAACGATCGAGTATTGAATTCTCTCTAGGGAAGTTGTAGAGATACATCACCTTGTTTGTGTATTTTACTGATCCGTTTCTCCTCTTCAGCTCTTCCTGAATGTCATTGTTCAGATAAACACCGCTTCCGTGAGTCACATCCGGACATCTGTGTTCACCGATCAGATCTCGTCTGATGAACGAACAGTGATCCATTATTGTGAATGTTGTTGCCGGAGAAGACCGCCATATGCTGCCATTGTTTACTTTCATGTCAAAATAGACCAGATCAGCGTTCAGATCATGGTCTACTATGTCATTAAATACTTCCGGCACAAAGGCATCGTCGCTGTCTAGCTGTACAATGTATTCACCTTCAGCCAGGTCATAAGCTATGTTTTTAGACATGGCATGACCTTTATTTGTTCTGTTCCGCTTCAGCACAAAGTTATTTCTGGCATTCCTGATGTTCTTCAGGATCCATTCTGTTCCGTCTGTAGAATGATCGTCGATGCATATTATTTGGACATCATCCCTGACAGGAATCGATTCAATAGCTCTTCCTACAAGCTCGATTGTGTTAAATGCTGTAAAGATTACTGACACTTTGTACTTCTGCATTTCGCCTCCGGACAGACAAAACAAAAGCCACACCTGGAAACATGAAGCGATGTGGCTTTGTTTATCTGCAAAGAAATAGAAGCAAAAAAGAGCCCTTCCGGCTCTTTCTTACGGTATCAATATACCATATTGACTTAGGTCATGCGTGACCTCTTTACATACCTTCAGCTATTCTTTTGGAATCGAATCTATTTTGTGCACACCATTTTCTTATATGCTTTTTCAGATCAGCCGGACAGTCTCGGTTTCGGTCAGATCTAGCTTGTATCAGCTTGTTATTATTGACTTCTATCGCAATAGTTTTCTTGCCTTTTTTTGATAGATAGAACAGATCTGTCTTTTTTTGAGAATAGCTGGAAACATATGATCCTATGCAATTATGCAGCTGCTTTCCACAATCTCTAATTTCTTTGGCATCTTTGAACGGTAATATCTCAATATCGCCATTTGAATAAGCAGACTTGATCAATTCTGCATATCGTTCTTTCGTGAGTTTTTCTATTCTTTCGTTTCTTTTTTGTGATACAAGTTGAGATACGACTAGATGCCGGTGCTGGAAATCTTTCGGCTTGTCCAGTTTAAATCCTAATTCCTGGCAGTCTCTCATATAATCATAGAAATCACGAAGCTGTATCTTGTTTCGATAAAGATAATCCAGATAATATACATTCAATTTGCATTTGACATTTGGAATATTCTTTTTCATGTAAGCTCGATATTTATATACTTCATCATAGCTTTTAAGATCGAATGCAATAACATACTCCATCTGCAAGCCATTCATAAGATTATCCTGAAAGATCTTCTTCTGATTGCTTTTAGTTATCTGATCAGCCTCTTCGTTTTTAATTCCTCTATCGAATAACGAAGTATAGATGAATTCCTTTTTGTTTGAAATCTGTTTTCCTGTGTTTATAGAGTAAAACCGGTAATAATACGGAGCAGATCTTCTGATCTTCCATTCTTTCATATCTGGACGATAACCGAATGAATAACCCATATTGCATTGAATCAACCTCGTTTCGACTTTGTCGTATCCAATATATCTGCATACATGAATCGTTTCCGTTTTCGGTTTTCTTCCGAATCTATAATCCACGATTACAATATAGCCATCTTCTTTTTGATCCATGATGTATTTCCATAGCACATGGTCTTGAATTGTCGTCAAAACTACTTCCTGGTAGCACATAGGACAGATCCTTGATGCCTGGATCTGTTTGAATTGCTTTTTGCTAACATATTCATATCTCTGACATTTCATACAGAATATTCTGTATTTGCTTTTCAATTTTTTATAGACCAGCTTGCCTTCAAGATAAAATGCAGTATCAATCAGATCTTTCATAGATCAAACAGACCGAGCTGTTCTCCATCAGCTGTTTTCCTTTCCTTCTCCAGAGCTTTTTCTCGTTTTTCAGCTTCCTTTTGTTCGGCTTTAATACGTTCCTCTTCAGCTTTTTTTCTGGCAGCTTCTTCCTGTTTGTTTTTCTTCTCTTGTGCAAGCCTTGCTGCAAGTTCTGCATTATTTATTACCATTTCTTTGACTTCATCATCTGAGATAGCTGCTACGTTGTTCACTGCTCTATTTTTTGCAATATCAGTGATCTGTTTTATTATTTCATCCGGATCTGACTGAATATTATTTTCAGTAAGAACGTTTACTACGAATTCTCTTAATGTTGGCATATTACCTCCTGTATTTTTGCGACTGGCAGCTGTAATGTATCTGCAATTCTCTGTACCGTGTCTCTCTTTGGAATGTTCCTTCTGGCAATAATGTTCTGAATCGTATATACGTTCAGCTCACTCCGTTCTGCACATTCCTTTATCGTCATTCCTTTTGCGTATATCAGATCCTTAAGCGGATGCTGGATCCTGATGTTGTGTCCTAATGCGTAACCTCTCATAAATATTTGCTCACCTCTCTTCGCATATACTTCCAGAAGCCGTGACCGGAATAGCCATACTTTTTACCGATCTGATCGAATGTCATGCCCTGGATGTATTTCTCTTTCAGCATTATCCATAGATTAGCCGGAATCCGTTTTCTTGCCTGATCGACTATCTGTATTGCAATTTCGTATCTGACAATTTCAATTCCGAGATTGTTATACTCTTCGATCAGCTGCAGCTTATAAAGCTCTGCCTGTGATGGATTTGTGGATCCTGGCTGTTTATCATACTGAACACCGCTGACTCCGGTCATGATATAGAACAGTTGTTCTCGCTTATTCTTCAGATCTGTCAGCTTCTTTTTGTTTTCTTCGTATCTTTTCAGGTCATAGACTAAAGTATCGTAATCCATGTATCATTCTCCGGTTTCGTCCTTTTTGAACCATTCACCTTTATCGAGGATCCCATCTCTGATCACCTCTTTTGCTATGACTATCGCTATAACGATCGCTACCGAGAATGTGATTGTAATGAATACCACCATCATTCCGAATGCGGTCAGGCCCAGCAAGAGTCTCAATGTTGATAACATCACAGTCCACATTTCTTCATCACTCTTTCCATGTCATCTTTAAACTTGTCTATCTCTTGCTTATAGTTCATCCGGATGTCCAAGTCTTCGACTAGCAGACGGACAGCACTGTATTCAGCTGTAGCCTTTTCAGCCAGCTCATCTATGTCATTGCCGGAGACATGGATTATTGTCAGCAGTGCTGCAAGTATGTCTCTCTGATTAGTTGTCATTCTTCTCCTCCTATTTTCTTCGGGTGAGGATTTGCACCTCACATGACAGAATTTCCACCTAACTTGCGTAGTATCTGTTTTATAGCCATAAGCGTCTACCTATTCCGCCACCGAAGATATTTATTTTGTTTCTCCTACCATATATTTGCAATGTGTAATATAAGCACAACAAGGCATATGAAGGCTTCTGCAAAAATAACCCAATTACTGTTAAATGAAATTCCAATAATTGAGCCTAATAAGAAGCTCATAGCATAAGACCATTTCATTCTGTTTCTCCTGTTATTTCGCTAATGCAGTCATTCCCTATAATTGAATCAAGACAGGCATTCCAGCCAATTGCGAATATTTCATCAGTTTTAAGAATTATTCTTGCAGAAATATTGTCTGCGACCCCTGTAATACTGCAACTTGGAATATCCTCAATCCTCTTAACTGTCACATCTTTTTTGCTTGGCAATGGTCTTAAAGGACACCAATTAGGTTTAGTTCCCTTGTTCTCGTTTTCTTTGTATGAGTCTGCCACACAATTATCTTCTTTTAGTGTTGGACAACAAGCACCATAATATTCACTTTCTGCATCCCACAACATCAATGGACACTCGGCACAACATTCAGGAATATCAATCACTAATATTGCTTTCATTCGCTTAATATCTCCTTAATTTCACTGAAATTCCACCAATCAGGAGTCTTATATAATTCGCCAAATAATTCTTTTATTTGACAAATATTTTGATTTTTTGCATAGAATATACACCGTTCTCCACATTGATGTTTTAAACAGTTTTCTTTGATATTATTCAGTGTTTCAATGATCTGCTTATCTGTCATTTTCCACCTCATCTAACAGCCATTTCATCATGCCGTTTTCCCCTTTTCTGCAAATCTTTTCGGCTGGGCAATGTTCACAGTTTCCGCCTACTCTGTCGATCGCATCACAGAGAGCAGATGCCATGTCTTTGACATTCATTCGCTTTATCTTTTCAAAATTCGTCATCGCAGAACTCCTTCCAGGATTCCACATCGAACGGAGATGAAGCATTTTCCATCAGATATTCGATGCGGTATTCCTGATGATTGATGAACACCTCGTCAGCAAATGAGACTAATATTCCGGAAATCATATCGTAATGCCATTTTTTCTGAAGCTCTCCGTCCATCGTGTAGAATCCCAGGAAAACCTTCTTTTCGCTTGGATCATCTTTGATATATGTCAGTGTCGAATATTTATGCCCTGTCGCATTTTTGAGAGCTGTGAGAGCTTCTGTGAGTCTCTGCTTCTGTTTCTTTGTGAGCCATAGCTCTGTTTCTATTTCTTCGGCTGATGCTTTTCTGCAATATGCATAAATCGTAGGGAACTTATCCTTCACTATCTCTGCGATCTTCAGTTGAATCATTTCATTTTTATTCATTTGTCTAACCCCAGCAACCAATCTGCAGATACATTAAAATACTTTGCGATAGCGATCAGAGTATAGATCCTGGGCATAGTGTCGCCTTTGCAGGTCTTATTCATCGCAGCCTGACTGATATCTATTGCCATAGCCAGATCTGTCTGATTCATATCGTGATTGTTCATGAGCTGATAAAGTCTTAGTCTAAATGTCTCTAAACATTTCTCCAGTTCTTTTTCGTTCATCTTGTCTTCTCCCATACCTCTTCGATGCTGTCATGTACTAGAGCATCGTATTCGCTTCCATCGAAGATATCCTCTTCAGGCGGTTCATATGCCTTTAGCATTGCATCCAGGATCTTCCCCATTCGTTTGAACGAATCGAATATATCCTTCAGCATATCGTTGACTGTTCTCGGTTTCTCCGGTTCACAGTCATATTTTTTTTCTAACTCCATGATCTGTTCCATGATCCTGTCCATCGACTCGACATACTGCTTTGTAGTTATATTTTTTAGCGTGACATCTGAATGTAAGAATCGAACCTGTTTCTTCAGAAGATCTGTCAGCTCGAAATCCTTCTTCTTCTCTTCGGTAATCATGATTCGCCTCTCAATAGAACGGCAGCTCATCCTGGTCGATCTGAACATCGTTGTTCGCAGATTCCTTGACGACCGGATTCCAGGTAAAGACTGTCAGATTGATTTTCCCCTTGTAGCAGTTGAATTTACCTTCTACGATGTCGATCTCTTCACAGGCATATCCCTTGTCGCTCGGTCTGTATTCCGGATCCGAGTTGTTTGGAAAATATAAACCCATATATGCTTTGTCTTTTTCATCTTTGTAGTTCGTTGCAGAGATATACCATCCCTTCCCATTGTTGAATATTCTATGCTTCATGTTTTCTCCCCATTAAGCTCAATAGCTCTTCTTCCTGATCTGTGTTCATGACCGGATTGTTTGCCGTGTTATAGACCGGCAGTGTATCGTTGTCTTTGAGAGCATACACACCTGACCATCCTTCTTTCGTTGACTTGTCCAGGATAGCGATCTGTGTCAGCTCATCGTCCGCCAGTCTTTCGAGATCTTTCATGATCAGCTCTTTTGCCCTGGCAGTAAGAGGCTTCCTCTTTTTCGTTCTCATCTCTTCAAAGTTTTTGAAGGCGGAAATGAACGCATCCGATTTGCCTATATATACTGTTTCTTTCCTTCTTTCCTTCTTTCTTTCTTGTATTGTGGTTATTTGTTGGTTGTTTGTTGGTTGTTTGTTGGTTGTTTGTTGGTTAGACTCTTGGTTGATTTGCTGGTTGTTTTCTTCGTCCGCACCTTGATATTTGCCGTATTTTACTATCGAAATGATTGAATATTTGTTGGTTGATTCGATGGTTATTTCGTTGGTTGATTTTAGCCGATTTATGCAAGTGCGAACCTGTTGCTCTGTCAAACCTGTTTTTTCAGCCAGTTTTTTCCGACCGATTATGACCTGACCTCGCTGCAGTTCTATACCTTCAAACCGAGTCTTTTTATACTGTGCGGATCCTAATAAATAGATCCACACCTTCAGCATATTTCCGTCTGTAAACCACTCCCATTCCGTTATCTTTCTGCTCACCTTGAAGAAATCATTCATATTTCATCGCCTCAAGTTTTTTCTTCAGTGCATTCTGTTTCGTTTCCAGGGAAGAATATGCTCTCTTGAACCTGGTCAGCATTGCTTCCGCCTTTAGCTGCTTTTCCCTGTCAGATCGGACAAGATCTTCCGCCTGTGCTTCGAAGAAGGACATCGCTGGAGCTTTTTCCGAGCTCGTAGACGACCAATCTTTCCGCAATGTGTAAATAGCTTTATCTCTTATGTTATTTGCTCTTATCTTTGTTATTTCGGCTTCTTCTTGCAGTCTGGCGATGAACTCTCCGTAGATCATAAGCAGATCTGATTCCAGGTTGATATTGAAGACCACATCGTAGGCTTCATCGGAATGTCTGTATTGCTTTGCAAGATCATTGATGACCTTTGACAGCTCTTCGTCCGAGGATGTCTGCAGCATGAACGGATTGAATAAATACTCTCGTTCGTACATCAGACACCTCTCATCTCGTCTCTTATTTCAGCTTCTCTTCTCAATCTAGCTCTATATACTTGTTCTGCCGGACGGAGCTGCGGATTCGTTTCCTGGATCTTCTGACGAGCTCTTCTCACTGATTCATACACATTGGTATTGAATTGCAGAGCCACATCGAATGTGTTCTGTATGTGATATTCGTCCTTCAGGAAATAAGCGATCAGAAGATTGTCATTCTCTCTTGTCTGCGGAATCCGTTCGAGCAGATCCGCAATCTTGTCTCTCATGTTCATAGGTAATTCCTTCCATATCGTTCTATCCAGTCAGCTATATTCTTATGCCTGACCTCTAACCATTTTTTTTCTGCTATCCATTCAAGATATCTTTTGTAGTCTGTATCCTTGTTATGAACTGCGTGATGGTGGGCATGGCATAGCCACACCCACAATCCGTCACCATCGGCTTTTTTCCGGTTAGCCGTTCCGAATACGCAGTGATGTTTCTCTAGGTTTAATGTAGATCTGCATCGATAGCAAACCTTTTCGCCCTGGATGATGCTTTTAGCCATTTTTAGCGTTGTATCTTTCCAGGATGGATCTGTCTATGTCTCCGAGATTTTCAGCCTTGTAATGCTCTAAAATCTGCTTTATCTGATCTTCTGTGTAAACCTTCTTTATACCTTCACACAGTTCAGCGATAGACAGAGCTTTGAGCTCTCCGTTTGCCTTCGGTTCTTCTTCCGGCAGATCCTCACCGGCATAGATATATAGACCGAGACCGAACATTGATATATTCTTGACCAGGCATCGCATGATCGTCTTATTGATGTCGAACATCGTTGCTGCTTCACAGGTCTTTTCAATGAACTCGTCTAATCCGGATCTGCCCTTCCGTTTGATCATGTACTTATACGGATGATCCTTCATAGCTCGGTTTGCTTCGTTCATGACCGGCAACCACATATCCTTTGTGTCATTTCCGACCGTTATGGATGTGAAGACCATATATCCGAGCTTCTCATCGAACAGATACGGCTTTCCATCGAATGTTTTGATCTTGTAGCTGGCTTCCGGACAGACCTTCATAAACTCTGACCATGCCCATGCCCAGGACAGATATGTCAGACTGTTCTTTGTTTCGGTCTTGTCGTTAACATTGATCGCACTTAATTCTTCAAACAGTTTTCTCTCCATATTTCTCCTTCCAGTAAGAGCAGTATTCACAGCAAGCACAGTATTCAGAGCATTTTGTGTCGATACCTGGTCTGTACTCTACATAGTCGCCTTTGCTCTTCATGTATTCGTTCGCTTCAGCCTCGCTGTCACAGACCTTCAGAGCTCTTTTGACACCTTTTTTCATCACGGCATATGACGGTGCTTTCGACCATCTTTCCTTCTCCGTACAAAGCGGTAAATCGCTGTCAGCGACATTCTGTAATTGATCCAGCTCGTTGAACTTGTTGATTATGGTCTGTTCTGCTTCGTTGAAATCCTCGTCTGTAAAGTCAAAGTGCTGAATGTAGACCGGATGCTGCGGATAGTCAGGTTTGATCTTGGCTTCCGATTTCGACCAGTCTCGCATTATGAATACGATTTCCGCATTCGTGACCTCGAATCCGATCTTCCGGAACAGCAGACCATAGTAGAGACATTGTGTCCGGTAGTCTTCCCAATCACCGAACTTTACCTTCCACACCGATCCGGTCTTGTAATCTGTGATTCTTTTCAGCTTTTCCGAGTAGAGATCCTGTTGTCCGGATAGAGTATATCCATTCGGAAATTCGTAATGCACCTTTGTCTCTTTGAGCTCATCAGATGCCTCATGCGATTCTTCAAGGATCTTGTGAACGGCATTGCCCAGGATAAGCCAGATTGAATCAGCTGCATCCTGTGTCATTTCAGAAAAGTGTCTTCTTGTAAGTAGGATCTCTCTGTTACCTTTGAGCATTGATGTGACCGAATACCTTTTATCCTTGTACTCATAGTCTCTGCTCACCGCATCAACGAATGGTGTAGGCAGATTCATTTCATTCGTGATTTTCATGCCTACCACCTATAGCCATTGAAAAATATGTCGATGAGTGAAATTAATGAGATGATTCCCAAAATAATTGCGATGTTTCTGATTGTTGATGTTTTGATTTTCTCCATTTCTTTTTCCTTTCTGTATCTGCACATATAGGCATCCACCAGCAATTAGTTGTATCTTTTATCTCTGGTAGCTGCTCTGATGTTTTTATGTGTTTTGTAATCTGATAGGAGGCTTATTACTGATGGACACCTCTATGTGCAGATGCTTTTGTGTACTATTCAGCGAACTCCCATTTGTATCCGTAAGCTGTCTGCTGGTATCCTTTGCAACACATTGCTATATTTGGTCTGGCAGATGCTTTTCCGATCGCTATCGCAGCCTGAAGCAGACTGTCATATTGAGCGATCACCTTGCCTGTCTTGATGTCCAGGCACTTGACTTTTTTCGGTGGATTTCCCCACGGCTGATATGCCATCTCTCTCCTTTCCGGTAGATATAAAAATCGCTACCTTTTTTTGGTAGCGATCTTGCATTTGTGTAATCATACATTATGCGAAGTCATCAGCTACCGTCATCATTATAGTCACATTCATCATAATAAGTCAAATGTATGTTTGATTGATTCCCCTTGACAATACTATGCACATAGTTTAAGATTGAATTAGGATATCAAATAAAGGAGAAAAAACATGACTAAATTAAACTTAACTGTTATCACCGATTCATCCATGATCAGAAGCCTCTGCATCAGAGAACACTGGTACACAGACGGCACGATCGCTGCTTACAATAATCTGCTAACCTACGTTGATGATCATCGCATTCTGGACGAAGAATCACTCGATTTCCTCGCATGGGATATCTACAATCACTCGACTAATTTTGATTACAGCTACACCGGAGAAGAAAACACCGAGAACATGAAATACATCATCCTGAATGATGCTTGCAGAATCAGCCATACCGAATATGATCCTAGAAGCTGAAGAGGAAATGAAAGATGCGTACACAAAATAAAAAGCAGCACAGAGAACCGGCATTCCCTATGCTGCCAATCAATCCTGTTTCTACAGGAGTCCAAGTAGAGAGTACTTGTAATAATATTATATCATATGAACAAAGCGATGTTGCCAGCGAGATCTATCGGTATGTAGACCGGTTCACCAAGCTCACTGGCACAGAGCTGCTCCGTCTTAAAGAGTTGATAGATGCAAGGATCGAAGAGGTCTACGACTTTAAATGCAATTTCATGATTCACGATCGACTTGACAATTACATCTACGTTGTTCGCTTTGTAGACGGAGAATATCACTACTACGCTAAAGGGAATGAAGCGTATCATCGTTTCCTGGAAGATGATGCCGTATCTATCGAGAGGAAAACGAAAGACCTCTTCCCTACTGTCGAGCTGTTAATTAAAAAGGAGATATTAGAAGCATGAAGAAAAAAGACTATGATGTTCAGTTCATGAGAGAACATTATAAGCGGATCCATATCCTTCTGAATCATGAGAAGGACAAGGATATTATTGAACATCTTCAGACGAAAGACTCAGTTAATCAGTACATTAAGAACCTGATCAGGAATGACATCAAAAGTCAGAATTAAGAAAATAATGTAGAATTAAAGAAAGAGAGGTATAATTTATGGCATTATTTGGTAGCGAAGATAAGCAGGAAAAGAAGAGACTTAAAGAAGAACAGCAAGTCGCAGATCTTCTGAACAAGTATGGTCTCAGCAATCTGAAGGATCCGGAGGACATTCAGTCTGTTCGAAAGATTGTCTCTGAACTAGCTGGAACCGGTTTAATGGAATTCAGTTTAATGCTAGGAGGAAATGAAAAGGAATATCTAAAACTTGTAGCTCAATATAACAGAGCTCTCCTGGAACAGAACTTCATCATCATCCGGCAGCTTGACAAGATTGCAAACAAATAAAAAAGGACGGCATAAACCGTCCTTTATCTTTGCTGCACCATATACTCGCTCAGCTCTTTTTTTCTTCTCTTTAACGCTTCAATATCGTTGCCGTCGATATCATGCTGCAGCAGTGCTAACAGAGTCAGTAAGACTTGTTTGTTGTCGCTCTCTAATCTGTTGATCCGTTTATTGTCATTGTCCAGCTTTTCATCAGCAGACTCAAACTTATCTTCGATCTCTTTCTGTTTATGATTGTATTGAATGACCGGAGTCAGTATATACTTGATTCCGCCACCCAAAGCAATCACAAAAGCAAGAGCTGCTGCTATCTGCTCTAATGTTATATTTCCCATGTTCACACCTCTGACAGCTCATGAATTTGTCTCAATTTCTCTTTGAGCTTTGCATTTTCTCGTTTGAGCTTCTTTATATCATCTTCCCCTTCAATAAATGTCACAGCTCCCTTGACACCAGCAATCCACATATCATTCCGAATCTGATACCATGTGTAATTATCAACAGCGGATCCGTAAACATTGAAATATCCGGATGATGCCGTTCCGATGATTACTCCATATGGTTCATCCCTTACATTCTGTTCGTTTGTTGAAACATAGATCTGATCGACAGACTTGTCTTCTCCGTCAGCCGCAATCATGTTCGGCTGCTTCAGGATGTATCTCGGCTGATAACCTATCCCCTTTATCTCTCGGTCGAGATCCCAGCAGTGATAGAACCTAGTCGGATAATGTGTAGACATGAAATCGGAGACCTCTTCAAGTGAATTGAACGGTCTTGTATCCCAATGCCCATCATAGACTGCGACACCATGAATTCCGGTATACCAGGATGCATTTACATAGACCACACCATCAACAATTTTCGAGACTCTAGCAACATGGCAACCATTCGTCCATTCGATAATGTCGCCTACTGCTATTTTGCTCAGATCGAAGTCTATGCAGCTCCAACCATTTGCAAGATTATTGTGGAAATTGTTCGCATTGCATGACCTTGCTATTGGAACCGGAGTATCTGTCGCTAGACAGTCTCCATAGACCATGCAAGTGCAATTAGCCAGGCAGTTAGATATAGAGACGAAGATATTTTTTGTACTCCAGAAACTATCGTGATATTTCGCACCATAGACTAGATCATCTATCTTGTATTCCATAACTAACCTCTCGGAATCGTTGCTGTGTTATCGTTGACTGTAATGTCTTCATCTGTTACGTTGAATGTCTCTTTGATATTTTTGAAGCACTTCACACTCTGGATAATTATGAGAGCGTAAGCCATCGCAGTAAGAGCATCATCGATTGTTAAGTACTTGTCGCTTAATGGGATTATCTGTGCTTTCGGAATCAGCATCCCACTGAAGAAGAAAACTAAAATGCCTACAAAATAAATCGCATAATCAATAAGACCATCGACCAGTTTCTTCCAGTCAAAAGTTCCTTCTTTTCTTGTTGCACTGATTTTGAAAAATGTCTGGGCAATATAGATCCCAATTATTACCAAGACATAAGTAAAAAACTCGTTCTCGACATTGAAGAACGCTATTGCCTGTTTATACATTATTTGCTCCTTTTAAACGCAGTATGTCACCGTTGCATAAGGTCTTGCTGATTCGTTTGCAAATAGATACACAGTGATTATCCCCGAAGCGTTTATAGCTAATTGCAATAACCCTGTCTGCCTGTTGCTTGAAAGATTATCGTATCCTGGAAAGTAAATAATTACTGGTGGCATTAATCTATCTGGAAGCGTTCCAAGTTCTTTCCATCCGGCAGTGGTTGTTGTAATGCTGGTGTTTATTGCTATTTTAAGAGTCACAACATTTCCTGAAACCCATGCTTTGACACCTGTTATTCCTGTTGATATCTCTGTTGCACTTTTTACTGGTATTGTTGATGATGCCATGTTATTCCTCCGGCTGCGGTTCTACCTTTTCCCAGCACTCGCCTTTTAGACCAAGACCAGCTGAGTTTAAGATCTGAACCTGTACATAATCGGTGTTTGCATCGTGACCGTAAGCATAAGCACCAAGATATGCATGGAAACCCTGCTGTGCATCATCGTAAGTATCCTTTACGACTACGCCCTTTTCAATCACATTGTTGGTCTGTTTGATCTGAACCAGAAAATACTTATCCATTTCACTTTCCTCCTTTTATTGTTTGATACCGAGATATAAAGTAATAGTTGTAGAACCGCTTATTGTTCCGCTGATTGTCAGGCTTCCGGCAGATGTTGTCACTGTCCAGTCACCTGTCTGTGCAGCTGGATTCGATAAGACAGAATTAAGCACAACATGATCAGCGGTAATTGCCGCATCATTGATAGTCTGCGGTAAGCTGTTAAATGATGTCGATGTGATCTCAAGAACTTTGAGATTCTGGATCAGCGGATTCATGCGTGTAATTACTCTCATGTCCGTCATGCTAGATACACCGTTTCCATCAGTTGTATAAGAGTATAATGGGAAGTCGTAAAGAACGCTCGATCCGTCATTAATATCGTTCTGCACAAGTGATGCAACATTCTTGAACTGGCAGATGTTCGCACCGGTCTGTGACAGATCTACTTCTATGACGATATATCCGCTTTCGTTTGTTCCCAGCGTTACTGCACTTGCAACACCTTCTGATACCATAGATCCACCACAAATAACAGCTTCTCCTGTTCCCAGCGTGACTACAAACGAGTTGTTGGAGTATGTGACTTCAAGCTCATCGCCTATGTCTTTAATTACATAAGATATGTCACCGGCAAAGGTGTTAAACATTGCCCTATCTCTTATGGCAGATATGTTTACATCTTCAACCTTGAATGATACAGCCATTTATGAATTCTCCCTTCGTTTTATATAATTCCAGGATCCGATGAGGACATGGATTGCCAGAATCGAAATCCCTATGAAAATACAGATCTGATGTAGTCAGATTGTATTTTTTCATTAGTTGTTTTATAAACTGCACAGCATTGTTCTGAGCCTTCATATACAATTCGAGATCAGATGTGCTTCTACAGATCTCGATCGCCAGTGTAAACCGATTTCCGAAATCATAGCCTTTTCCGGTGTGAGTAGCTTCCTCTGTTTCCGGTGTGCATCTTACTATGCTGCATTCATCAATCAGATAATGACATAGCTTCGTCTGTTTCCTGGCATAGATTATGTCAAACAGCTCCCTGGCGGTCAGATCGTTGCCTGTGTTATGAATCGTAATGCCTTTGACTATCATGTGAGCCTCTTGAACAGCTTTTCAGTCAAAGATGTTCTGACAAGACCAAAAGTGAGCTTCAAAACATCATCTTCAATGCCGTTCTGCATCGAATACTCATATCCGGTCAGTATAGTGTCAAAATACAATCCGTTGTAATAAAGATCGCATCCCTGCCCTAGCTTCAGATCTTCCGGAGGAAGCAGCTGATTGTTTGCCACGATCTCACAGGTGATCTTATGATTATAGATCTCATTCCGCAGCGAGCTCGCTTTCAGAATGGAGATATCATCATCACTGAAGACGATGTTCGTCTTGATCTTTGCGATCCTGTTCAGTGCGGCTGGATTATCCGTTATGCCTGACGGAGTTGTAAACCATTCACCTCTATAGTCTCCGGTCTCTTCTGAATAAACGACCAATTTGTTAGTCTCAAAAACCTCCCTGACAATATCAAAGTTTCTAAAGATTAAAGCATTGTTGCCTATCTTCAGCCTTGTGTATGTCGGTTTTCCGATCTCGATAGTTGGTCTTTCGGCTTCAAAAGGAACAGACACCATAAGCTCTACGGAATACTTCTCATATATGTCGTACAAGAAGCTCGCAAAGTTTGTAACATACTGCTCTTCTTGGCTTTCCAGACTCTGAGCTGTCGTTGAGATCGTTGAGATATCGAATGCTCCAAAGATCTGCTGCATCAGCGTGTCTCTGTTGTTCACAAAGTCGTTGTTTAGAATGTCTTCTAGGCAACCTTCGATCGATGCAGTTGATGGTCTGTTCCAGAGCCAATCATCATCAAACAAAGAATAGATCTGTTCAGCTTCTACCGAGCTGTTGTCTACAAGCGATACAATGCCCAGGAAAACGATAGATCCGAAGGAATTATACATTCCTACTACATCGCCCATTTCAACCGCAGAAGGAACTTCTAAGACCTCAAAACGAGATGTAGTCTTCGTCAGCTTGTCTCTTTTCAGTGTGAAGCTGTTTACTCGAAGCTGAGTTGAAGAGATAGCTGCTCCAGCGAGATCCGTTAGCTTTTTAAAAAACAGTCTGTATGTCCTAGACTGATACATACCGGTTTCTCCATTCCAGCTTCACTGTGCCGGTGAATCCACCGTCTACGATAAAACGCATCTTGTTCCGTCCGGTCTTAAGTTTCAAAAAAGTAACATAAATCTCGTTTGGTGAACCGACTGTCAAATCTTGATACGACAGAGGATTGTCGAGGACGGCACCGTTTCTTTCCAGGATGAGAGCTTCGTTTGCTTCGTCCGAATTGATAAAGACATGATCAAACGTTCCGCTGAACTTGCCTCTACCGTATACAGTGTCATTCTCGTCATAAAGAATGTACTGAGGATTGACGACCGTTCCGTTGATCGTTATCTCGATCGGACTGTCGATCATTCCCATTGATATCAGTTGAATTCCATCCAGTGATGTGCCGCCATAGCTGAATGGATATGTGATCGGATAAACTTTTCCGGTTTCGAGCTGCTGCGATGTCTCTATGACATTGCTTGTGCCGTCTTCCCAGAACGACAGTGTCTGCAGCTGCAGTGTGCAGTGCATCATTCCGTCTGTCGCTACCTCTGTTTTGCTGAGACCTAATGTCTCCACCGCCCTTCTGTACCATGTAAAGCTGTTAGGTCTCTGGTAAAGAATGTAAAGCGGCTTGTATGACAGGAAATTGACGAAATCAGCATAGTTCTGATATTTGTTCGCATTCTTGTCGTCATAGAACAGAAGATCTAGTGTTATCTGATCTAAGTTGATTATTGAATACGGAATATAGTTATCATCACCGAGTCGAAGAATAGACAAGGTCTTCGTATATCCTAATCCGGTCGGATTGGATCCAAAGACCTTGTGATTCTTATCAGTCAATGTGTATTCGTTTCCTATTCCATTAAGCAGTTTAAATTTTCTGTACTCTAAAGCCATTTAAAACCTCCTGCCTAATTCGTTATCAAGCTGGTCAGCCATGATTCCAACCCATCTCTGAATTTCAGCAGTGTCGATCGGCTGTCCGGTATTGTTGACCTGGATCTCTGTTGTGAGATTTATTCCTCCGGCTGCTATACCGAGACCACCGCTTGAAAATGCACCTCGACCGGACATTACTGCACCGCCAGATGCCGTGACTTTGCTCTGGATTCCGAGATAGTCTTCAGCTTTGCTTATTAGTCTGCTGAACCAGCTCAAAGCATCTGAAACCCATCCTGTCAGATTCTGGAATGCTTTACCGATCTGGTTGATTACGTTGATGAAACCCTGACCAAAATTTGTATTGTTGATTATGTAATTGACAAACTTCATGATCAGCTCATAAATAATATTCACAATCCTGACAAGCAGATCAAAAGCTGTTTTGACGTTATCGATAGCCGGTTTTAGATTACTAATGAGAGCCTTAACTAAATTAAGAACACCATTCCTGAATTTTTCATTAGTAGCAAACAAGGTGACTAGAATCGCAATCACTAGATTTATAGGATTGATAAGATTCACAAATGCTGTCATGATATTTCCAAGAACAGTGACTATAGATCCACTGGATCCAATTATTTTGGCTGCCCATCCTAAAAACGTTGATATTCCTCCATTTACGGAGGCAAAGACTCCGACTAGTTTCGCCAGAACCAGAACAAAAGGACCAGCTGCAGCGACAACAAGACCGATCTTCGTTATCATCTTCTTTTGCTGCGGATCCATTTCTTTGATTCTCTGAACCCATTGCTTCATGTAGTTGATGATTTCCTTGATCACCGGCAGCAGCTCAGCTGTCAGTTCACCTAATAATGATGTGAAATCATCTTTGAGTTTTTGCACAGAACCGGACAGTGTCTGTGACTGTGCTTCCATAGCTCCATAATACTTGCCGCCTTCTTCAGAGGCTTTCATCAGAGCTTCGGTCAACAGCTCATACGATACATCGAGATTTTTGACCTGGTCAACGGTTTTTCCGGTCGTCTCCGCAAGCAGACCGTAGATATTGATTCCGGCATTGGCAAACTGCTTGATATCTTGTGATGATGCCTTGCCTACGTTCTTGATCTGCTGAAGGTTCTGTGCCATTCGCTGCAGTTCGGAGTTTCCACCGCCTGTTGCTGCTATAGCGTTGCCTAAAGCATTGATAACGGTTCTGCTTTCGTCTCCGTTTACACCGGCAGCGATCAGATATTTATTTGCATCGATCAGAGCATCGACACCAAAGGATGATTTGCTCGCATCCTCATTAATGCCTTTAATGACTCTATCGGCTTCCTCAGCACTTCCGGTCAGAGTCGTCAAAGCGACCTGATACTGCTCAATCTGAGCATTGTATGCTATACCGGCTGTGCCTAACCCTATAGCCACACCTGATGCCTTCATCAGTTGCGATCCTATAGTCTCCAGCTTGTTGGCTATTCCGTCAAGCTGCTTCTCTGCTTCTTCAAAATTCTTTGCCATAACGCTCAATGGAGCATTAGGCATATTATTTAATGCATTCTGAACTTTTCTTAGTTCAGTCTCGGTTTCAGAAATCTGCTTCTGAAGAGTTGCCCATTTCTTTCCACCTATTTCTTCTTTGCTCAGCTGAGCCAGATCTTCTTTGAAGTATTTCAGCTTTTCGCTGAGTAATGTTTCTGCTGATTTAAGAGAGTCGAACTTCTGTTTCAGAAGATCTACATTCTTCGGATCCAGTTTCAGCTGCTGATTAAGGCTCTGTGTCTCTTTTTTAACAGCCTTCAGGCTATTATTGACTTTATCGACAGTATTATCGAACTCGACAGACTCGCCTTTAAATTTTATGACAATGCCCTTCTCGTCAGCCATCTCTGTCCTTTCTTATGAACTTAGTCATATCACCGGCAGTGACCGGTCGTTTTTCTTTTGGTGTGATTATCTTCGTGTATTCTCTTAACACATCGAACAAGGTAGACCAATATTGATCATCTGCCCAGTTCAGATCCATTTTCGCCACACCCAACAAAGCGGTCATATATGCGTAAGAGAATATTACTTTTTTCCGGATCCGGCTTTGTTTTTTGAATTATTAAGTGCTTTCTGGTCTCCCAGGATGCAATCGACCGCCATTTCGACTAATTCCTCAACGAAAGCTAAATCCTCCGTAATTCGAGGAAAAACAGCCGTCTTTTTGAATTCCTCTGCGGTCGCTCTGTTATTATGAAACTTCCCATCAACGATTTTGACATAGGAAGCACTGGCAAGATTCGGAATGAAGTTCTTATCCAGGAATTTATTTATCGCTTCCATTTGATCGCTATCTGATGCTATATCTGTCAGATAAGACATTAAAGGCTTACCGGACAGCTCTTCAAAGATTCCCATGCCTTTGTGAAGTAGCGTGAAAGTATAAGTCTCTTCGATGAATCCGTCCTCGATCAGCTCGTCACCAGAGACTGTGAGTTTCGGAAATCTGAATGTGTGTTTGATAATTTTCATTTCAAAAATTAAGGGATGGCATTACACCACCCCTTTTTCCTTTCGTTTAAGCACTGATTTCAGTGATTGGCAATAATACAGCCTGTTTGAACGTATCGTAGGTCGTAGCGTTCTCTTCTGTCCTTGTAATGTAGAAATACTGAACAGGAACACCTTCATCGTCTACTACAAATGCACTGTCGTTGGCTGAGTAAGATACGGTGATCTCCTGAGCAGTGACTTCCTCTTCGTCCGTTGCAGTTTCTTTGTTAGGTTCAGATCCCTGGACATTGTAGAGATAATGCAGAGTAGTAGTCTCCAGACCGGTCTCACAGTTGAAATCTTCTGATTCAAAGAAGATGCAGTGATTAGGGAATGCACCAGTATCAGAGATGCCACCATTGTCATTGACATGGAATCCAAGATACTCAGCATATTCCGGAGAGATATACCTTAAAACGATATCGATATTTCTGGCTTTAGCACCTTTAACTTTGCAGTATGTCTTATCATCAGCATAGACTGATGTGCTGTCCTGTGTGACTTCCATTGAGGACGAAACCATGCCTGGAAGCATAACAGGAGCTCCAAATGAATACACACCGTCATTGACATTGATTGGAGCATATCCAAAGTTCTTGTTGCCATGAACTATTCTTCCCATATCGTGATCCTTTCGTTATTTGATATCGATTTTGACATCGACATTTTCCATCGCTGTAATATATTGATTCTTAATCTCCTGGTAGGATTCCTCAATATGCGGAACGGCTGAAGCCCATCCGACACCGCCTTTTTTGTTGACGATCAAATGTCCGTTTTCCAACAAATGAGTCAGCTGCCAGTTGGTCTTGTTCCAGATCACAAGCTGATTCCCTTGTTTGACTTTAGTCTCTTTGATCTCCCAGCCTTCCGCATACTTTTTTGATGTTCTTCTACCTTTTGGAGATTTATTCTTCAATATACTCAGACATCTGTCTGCGTACATATCCATTATCGACTCATAGTCGATCTCAGCTTTCAGTTCATCGAATTTTTCAATATCAATGTCACTCATTGATAAAGACTCCTACGGTAAACTGAGCCTGATAGTATTCGGCTTCGACCGATCGTGAATATGTTGGAGCAGACAGAAATTGATTTTTAATGTATTTCACAAGCGTTTTGCGATCTTCGTAGTCTTTAGTCAAGACAGAGATCTGAATGATTGTCTGATAATCGGCTGTATCGTCTCGCAACATTGAGATGTCATTCATATAGTCAAGAAATATATAATCCTGTCCTTCCATGTCTTCGAGATCTCCGACATGAACTTGCACTTCCAGAGGATTGGCTTTCAGGTAATCATATATCTCTTTTTGCGTGTATGACCGCTTCATCGCACTTCCTGGATGTCTAATATCATCCGCTGTCTTGTGCCTCTCAATTTAAGGATATTTTTTACCTTATACCTTTTCCCCTGATAATCGCAGTACATCAGCTCATAATTGATGCCTTCATCATCCTGGCGATCTACAGTGAGGTAAGACGGAAGGACAAGATTTTTCGAAAGACGCATATTGCGTTGCTGGTCGTTGTAGTAATTGTTTGAGAATGTTTCCATCTCGTCACATTTTACTGTTTCTGACAGAGTCACCGCTTTAGGTGAACCATTTGCAGCAACGCTTTGCCCTTCGTATATAAGATCTACACTAGATTTAATGAACATCTGAGAGTATTGACTCTCGTGATGTATTGAGCCTTCAACCGATCGATGTCAATATCCAGATCCATGTCACAGGCGACCTGGTAGCGAAGACAAGTGATGTAGTCATAATATTTGAATGTTTGGTATTCAAATACATTTGGCACACCTTCTGATTCAAGTTTGCTCATCGCACCTTGCACCAGCATTTTTACCTGGTCTTCGTACAACTCCGTGTCATAGATCGGCAATACTTGTGAAATATCATTTGTAATTTGGTCTATTGTAGCTAATGCCATAAAGACCTCCCTTATTTTTTCTTCTTCGTTGTTTTCGCTCGCTTGATCACTTCTCCAGAAGCCTCTTTCAGATCTTCCGGAGCTGGCTTCGCAGTTTCTTCCTTAATAGGTTTCAGAACTCTACGAGCCAGTTCATATTGCCTTACGCTAACATCAACGATCGAGCCTTTACCGACTGCGATCACAGTGTTTTCAAGCACTTCGCACTTCATTAAGCTGAAGCTCCAGGAATAACGATCTCAGCGAAGTGTTTAGGCTTAACAACGTTTCCGGCAACGTACAGACGACCGATCATTCTGACTAAGTCAGCTGTAGCGAGTGTATAAGGATCGATCAGAGTAATTACTTCTCTGCCCTGCGGATAGTTCAGGCGGTAGCCTCTTCTGAAGTTACCTACTACTGCGTAAGCATCACCGGCTTCTGCCTCGCTGTAAGCTGGAAGAGCCTGAGTGAATTCAACTCTGTAGCCAGAGAGATAGTACTGAGGACGATTCTCGTTGTCATGAACGACTCTGAAGATTGGATTTCCAACCTGGTCGACCAGACCCATGAAGTTGTCGAAGAATGTCTTCGGATTCATGGCAACAGTCAGATCTTCGAAAGTGACCAGATTTGAAACTGCTTCATTGATAACGTTGAAGCTGAGAGCCTTAGCAACAGTCTCAGTGTTTGCGTTGCCAGCGATACCGATAACACCTAAGCCATCGGAATCAGTTCTGTTGATGATAGCTTCATCAAGTGCCAGGATTACTCTGTAAACCAGCTCATCAGCAATATAACGGAGGAAATCTTCCGCTGCCATTGCCATTAATTCGTCTGTTAAAGAGCCATGTGTTAAGTATGGATCGTTATTCCATACCTCATTACGACTTCCGCTTTCACGGAAGAGCAGACTATATCTTCATCCGCATTTCTGCGGAGTGTCCCATTTCGGAATACTTATTCCTACTCCATAAAGGATAGTCGTTGAACCTTCATCTGTTCGATGCTTGGCTGCTGATTATCTAATCTTCTCGTTTTTCAAACATTCACATCTCGGCATATTTCATCCGTGTGTTGTAGTAGAGAAGCTCTAAAGAAGTTCCAGCAATTAAGGACATTTATATTTATCACAGATTACTCTGTGCGTGAACCTATCTTTAACGCTGTGCAAGCTAGGCAATAGCCATGCACTCGATCCACTTTTTGATCATTTTTGGCTGAAGGATAATCTGTCCAAGTGTGATTGACTCTTCATTCGGAGCAGAAGTCCCTTCCTTATGCCAGTTAGCACCGTCAGCTGCGGTTTCAACTGGAATACGGAGAATAGCCGGCTCGAACGTCTCCGAAACAAGACGAGAGAACTTGCCATATTCATACCAAGCGGTCTCGACAAAACCCTGCATGATCTGAGGGATTGGAACACCGGTCGTAGAGGTAGCGAGAGATCTCTTTTCAGCATAGGAACGGATTTCAGCTTCCTGAACCTTGCCTCTGATGAAATCAGCATATAACTGATTGTATTCTTTGCTGTCGACTGTATTTTCGATCTGTTCTTTTCTTTCTTCGACAGCTGCCTTTGATACGTTTTTAGTCATAGACATCCTTTCTTCCTGTTCTGCGTATTTATTACGCTCTTCTTCTAATTCCTTGATTTCGACATCAAGGCTTTCTGCTTCTTTAGTCAGGTCTTCGACCTCGGTGAGCATTGCATCTCTTGCTTCGACATCAGCGGTTTCAAATGATGCTTTTCTCTCTTCGACTAAGTCTGCAATTTCGTTTTTGCGTGCAACCTTTTTGGTCAGTTCTTCTTCGACCATTGCACTATTCAGCATTTTTTCCACGATTTAAAATCCTTTCCAGTCTTTCTGACTGTTCCTTTCTGCGTTTATACTCTTCCGCAAGCTCGTCAGTCTGCGATCTGGCATAAGCAGAAGTCTGATTATATGCAGGATATGTGACAAGACTGACATCAAAGAGCTTTGAGATCTTCCGGATGATCCTGTGATCTTTCTCAGCTCCGCTGATCCATTCTTCTCCACCGTCTGGATCGATCGTGAAGGCAAATGACATCTTGTTAATTAAGCCGTTTTTGACTAATTTCAAGCTGTCTTCACCGACAGTCGTGTCAACGATTTCTGAAGTCTGGAACAGACCTCTGTCGTCTATTCTCATCTGCAAGCTATTGTTTGCAGTGCCTGCTAAAACATTGTTTTCGTCATGATTGAATAGCATATATACATTTGACATATCCGTCTCATCGAATGCATGACGGTCGATCTCTTCTGTGAACCAACCGAGATCTGTTGGAGCATTAAAGACTACCGCATATCCCTGAACTTCCCTGGAATCACCGGCAGCTCTGAGCTCGACATCATATACTCTATTGATTTTGTTCATCTGATATTTCCTCCGTCTTATTGACTGTAATCAGCTCGCCTTCGGTCACATCCATCGTCAATGGCTCGAAGTTCCGATTCACCATCAGGATGTCGCCATTCTCGACAGGCGGCAGCTTGTAGATCATCTTCCTTCGCTCATTGGTAGTTGTGTCCATAGAGGCTTTGTATGCAATATCGACCGCTTTTGCAGTTGATACATACTCAAATGGATTTTTAAAAAATTCGATCCTATGTCCTTGTGTGATCGATGTCTTGTTGAAGATCTTGTAGTTCAACTCTGAGATGAATTGTTCGATCCGAGGCATGACGGTCTTCGCATAGAAGACTTCCATTTCCTCTTCTGTTGCAGTTCCATCTACGACCTTTTTGTTGATTCCATTGAACTGCAGCAGCATTGAGATGTATTTATCAATATCGTCACTAGATGATGTTGAGAACGGTGAACTTAAAGACTGCCATTCCTCACCGGCATCTAAGACCAGGATTCCGCCTTTTGAGGCTTTGATCCTGTCTATAATCTCTTGCTGCTTCTTTACTTTGCTCTGATCGTTTGCCATAGTAGCGTTCGCAAAGCCTTGTGCAGACTTTCCGATCGTAATGACACCTCTTACAGATCCGTTGTCCTGGAGCTCTCTCAATGAGCTGCCTAAAGATGCATCGATCAGATCTGTAAAGACCTTTGTGAACGATATACCGCTGAACAGATCTCCGTAGAAAATATTGTTTGGATTCAGCCTAAGATGGATCATGTTCTGATAAGGAACGAGCTCGATGTTCTGAGTCTTGTTGTTCTTCAGTTTAAACATGACCAGCTCTTCCTCGATCAGATAACCGCCTCCGAACTGATAATCCAGCACATTGATCGGATCTATGCTGATGGCTCGACCTTTTGAGTCTCTGTGAATAAATGCCATCGCATTCCCATACTTAAGCAGCTGGTACATCATCGTGAACTTGAAATCAAACGAAGACTGATACATATTCGGTCTTTCGCTCAGGATATAGTTCAGATTGTCATTGACTCGCTTATATTCACCATCTCGATCAATGATGTGCAGAAGATCTATTTTTGCGAACTCGTTTGCTATTGTTGAGTAAACTTCTTCGATAATCGGTGTTGTCGGTGTGAATACTGACTCACCCATCCAGGTCGAGAAGCCTACCAGCTGTCCTTGCGGATCTATATAGCTCAGACCTCGTTTTGAGATGCTCACTTCATATTTTGTAAATGGGATTTTGAGCTTCACTTCTTTCTCCTTTCCCTTTTGGAATAATCGATATCCAGATCTGAATTCACCATCGTAGCTTTACCAAAGCGTTCATGATACTGATCGTGACAAGTATTGTGGCATTCAACCAGATTGTCTAAATTAAAAGCGATCTCTGGATCGCTATAATTGTGCTCATCGATCTCTATCAGATGATGAATCGTCCTCTTTCTTAAAATCAGTCTTCCGCAGAAATAACATATATCTCGGTCTCGCTCTATTACTGCCTGCCGGATATATTTCCAGCGAGGATCCTTATACACAGCTTTCTGATAGTATTCCATTTAATCTGTCCTGATTGTCTGTCCACCATTGCTTCAATCTATTAAGATTGTCGTCTCCGGTGTCTTTATTCGTTGTGTATACGTTATAAGCAGAACGAGCTGAAAAATGAGAAATGATCCCATCTTTGCGTGAATATTTCGGATTCGTGAATGTTATATTCCCATACTGGTCTTCCTTAGCGACAGCTGAAGCAAAGTGCAGCTCCGTGAGCTTGTTGTTGTCATAGACCTTGCCTTGCTTCCGGATGTCCTTTGTTGACAGGATGACCGGATTAGAATTCTTTTTATCCTCCATTCTGAACGGAATGACAGGATTTTTGCCATCAGTTGATGGAATATTCGTCTCACTGAAACTCTTCAGCTTAAAGGCTTTATTTGGATCCAGACCGAACTTGCACAGGATCCAGTTATACTCTCGTTCCAGATGAGCTATGTAGAACTTGATAAAATCCTCTGTGACTCCAGTCGTATCGCACCGAGCCTGTTCACCGAACTCTTCGACAAGAGTATTGACCAGATCTTCGTCAATAACGACAACATCACCTCGATCGGCATACATCTGATATCCATATCGAGCCTGTTTAGGATTGTAGAGAATGTTTGTGTCGCATTTCGACTTTGCGATCACCATATCTCGCTGTTCTACGTTGATCTGACCGTTGTCAGAAAACTCATACTCCCAATATTTAGGCAAAAAATAGAAATCCTTGTAGTATTCATCATTTGTGTAAGGATTGACCATAAGCATACTCAAAGCCGTCAGGTCGTTGTCCGGATTCCTGGTATATGCCATATCTAAACCCAGGAAGACCGGAGCTCCTTCGAATATTGCTTCGTTGAACCTCTTCGTTCGGCATTCAGCCTCTGAGAAGAACGAAGTAATAGGATTCTGCGGAATGTTGAAGTTTTTGGTCAATGTAGTCACTTTTTTCTTTGGATCGACTATCATTGCCCTGATTTTGTCTTTCAGTTCTTCTACGCTTACCGCTATTGAAAGACCAGGATTTGATTTTCTCAAAATACCAATTTTTCCAGACCGATAGGCATCGAATACCTCGTCTTCGTTTTTTTGTCTGTACATCGCAAAAAACTGACGATAGTTCTTTTCTTCGGTCTTGCCGTATAGGAGATCGTGTGCTGTTTCCTTTCGTTGATCAAGATAACCGCCTCGTACTATTCCGTCCGTTGTGATCTCAAATATCAGCTTGTCGCTGCGTTTCGTTGATTTCCTCAGATTGTCAGCGTATGTGGATGTCTGCATCGCATGGATCTCATCAATGACCATGAAAGCCGGAATTATTCCTTCGTAATTGTCTCCGGTCGAGCTCATTGCGAGCAGTTTTGCGTTTGTTTCTTCGATTTCGATCTCTCCGATCGAGTTCCTGATGATTGCATACTTAGACAGTTCAGGATTGCTCTGAATTATCTTTCTGCATACATCAAAGCAGATTTTTGACTGCTTATAGGCATTAGATCCGATGTATACCTTCGGAGACGGCAGCTCCTTCCGGTGATACATAACGTAGAGGATGATAAAAGCCACAAATGTCGTTTTTGAGTTGCCGGATGCGATCATGATCAGAACATCGTTGACGATCCGAACGTATTTATTCACGATTCCGGTGTATTTTCCGTTTTCATCAAATTCTTCGACATCAAGATATCCATAAAAGCAAAAAATGGAATAGATGATCCACTTCTGCCATAGCATCAGCTTGACTTTTTGTCCGGAATTCTCTCCTTCGGTCAGGATGCAGTATTTTTCGATCCACTCAACGATCTTCTGACCTTTATCCTCAATGAAGTCATAAATCTGCAGCATCTCGTCCTGGAGCAGCACTTGCTGGACGATTTCCGGCGAATAATCGTCCGGATGTTCTTTCACATCCTTCCGATACTCTTCAAATGGGCTAATCATCTATAGCACTGCCGGAATCTGAAGAAACTGTCAGCTTCAATGTGTTTTCAAGATCCTGGATAGTCTTCTGCAACGCATTATGCTGCTTTAATAGCTCACATTTGGTCTTGACTGCCGGATTAGACGATACGATACCGTTGTTTCCGTTCATCATGATTGTCCCCTTGCGTTCAATGACGATTTGGCACTCCGCAAGGCTCTTGCTGATGTTATCGAACTCTTTTTTGGCAATTTCCAGCCTTTTTTCGAGAGTTGAACCGGTTTGACCGGATATTGCATCACTTTTTACGTTTTCGGCAGCCTTTAGAAGCTCTTTTGCCTCTTTTTTACGGTCAACGACCGCCTTACAAGCCTGAATCAGCTTCTCTTTTCGCTTTTCGGTGATTTTCGAGGTATCAAAACCCAATTCGGCAGCTCTTTTATAGATAGTTTTGTCCGAAATGCCGAGCTCAGTTGATATTTCACCAACAGAATAGTAATTTTTCATCACTTAAACCTCTCGCACATTTTATGTGAAGCGGTGTCCGGTAAATATCG